TAAAAGCTATGGAAGGTAGATTGCAACAGAAACTAGACTCTCAACAAAGCATTTTGGTATCACTTATAGATAGAGTAAGAAGTGTAGACAATGAGATAATAAGACAAGATACATTATTAAAAACAATGTTAGGTGTGCCACAATTAGTACAAAAAGATAAAATAGCAAAGGCAGATAGAGATGACCAAAGAAAAGATTAAAAGAAAAAGAGGTAGACCTTCTAAAGCAGAAGTAGCTGCAAGAAAAAAAGCAGAGCAAAAAGACTTAGCTCTAATTATTTGTATGTATGTTGGATTATTTATAGTTATAGCTTTTTGTGTAAATCTAGCATTAGCAGATGAAATGAATTTTAAATTTAAGTCTCCAAGTTTTTCAGGTGTAAATACATCTCAACACTATTTAACAATAGAAAATCAAGAACACACTAGATACAAAACATTACAAGAAGAAGTAGAAGCTTTAATAGAACAAGCAGAAAGAGATGAACAAAATACTACAACTGCAAGATTTATAAGAAACTTTGAAACAAGAGTTTATGCAAAATTATCTCAACAATTAGTTGATAAATTATTCGGAGAAGAAGCACAAGATAACGGCACAATAGAACTTGAGGGGAACACTATTGACTATAAGGTTGATGAAACCAATATAACTTTGACAGTCACCAATGAAGCTAATAAACAAACAGTTATTACTTTCCCTCTCAATAGTTTTACTTTCTAGCTGTACTGTCTTTTATGATGATGCTTTACAAAATCAAAAGATTTCAAAGTATGCTGAAAGAGTTGGAGTTATTAATAAAGAAATAGAAACTATTTTACCGGCAGTAAAAAAGCCTATAGTAGCTATATACCCAACATCTTTTACAGACCAAACAGGACAAAGAAGAAGTAATAGTAATTTTGCTACGTTTAGCACAGCAGTCACACAAGCACCATATGTGCTTTTGATAAAGACTTTAAAAGCTGTATCTAACGGAGAGTTTTTTGAAGTTGTAGAAAGAATAGGTTTAGATAATCTTACTAAAGAAAGACAACTAATAAGAAGTACTAGAGAAACATTTGATGACCCACAAAAATTAAAACCACTAGTTTTTGCAGGTTTGATTATGGAAGGAGCTATAGTCGGCTATGAAACCAATACAAGAAGTGGAGGTCGTGGAGCTAGACTTTTAGGCATAGGTTTATCAAAACAATATAGACAAGATACTGTCACATTATCTTTGAGAACTGTATCTGTTTTGACCGGCAGAGTTCTTATAGAAGTCACAGTATCTAAAACGATATTAAGTGTTGGTACTAATCAAGACGCTTTTAGATTTATAGAAAATAAAACCGAATTGATTGAAATAGAAAATGGTGATGTAGAAAATGAAAGCGTGACGATAGCAGTTCAGGCAGCTATTGAAGAGGCTATCCTTGCTACAATCAAAAAAGGAATTCAAAAACAATATTGGAGCTATAAAGAATGAGAAAGTATTTACCAGTAATTATTTTTATAAGTATAAATATTTTTGCTACAGACAATGAAATATCTATAGACCAAGCAGGAGCTACGGCAAATATAGATATTGAACAGCTTGGGTCTGGAAACTTAATCGGTGGAGCTTCTGCTGTATCAGGTACTATGACACCATTAGACTTAGATGGTGCAACAATGACACTTGATGTAAACCAATTAGGTAATTCAAATATATTTAAAGGCGATATATATGCTGATAGTTATACAGGTTTTTTTGAATTTACCGGAGACTCTAATACATTTGCTATACAGACAGACCCTAACAATACTTATGGTGCAGACAGTTCTAATGTAAATGTACAAGTATCAGGGTCATCAAATGCTTTTACTTTTAGCCAAGCAACTAATGCACAAGCTTCTACATTAGATTTAGATTGGACAATAAACGGCTCTAACAATTCAATTACATCTGCAATTGACCAAGACTTAGCTACAAACTATATGAACATAGATGGGTCTGATAATACTGTGACATTTGATGGTGACGGCTATCAGGGAGCATATTTCCATTTGACTCATACAGGAGGGTCAAGAACAATAAATGTCACACAACAAAGCACACTTGATAATGATTGGCTCAAGATTACTTCTAACGGCTCTAATGGTACTTTCTGTGTCAATCAAAACGACCAAGGCACAAGCACAAGCTGTTGATATAGGAACTGTAGAACAAGTATCAGGATATGCCAGAATAGAACGTGACAAAGGTTATGATGTAATTACAGACTTTGGCATACAGTCTTACGACAAAGCACAAACAGAAGCAGGTCGTATGGGTATAAGATTTATAGACGACACGAGTATTCGGATTACTGAACACTCAATGGTTGTTATAGATGAATTTGTATTTGACCCAAACCCAGATAATTCTAGATTAGCTTTAAATTTTGTAAAAGGTACAGCAAGATTTACTTCAAGTCTTACAAATAAAATATCTAAAAAAAATATAAAGCTAACAACAAATAGTGCAGTTGTAGGTATTAGAGGCACAGACTTTACAATAACAGTAGAGCCAGATACAGGTAAGAGTTTGTTTATATTATTGCCTGACGAAGATGGCAACCCATCAGGTGAGATATCTGTGACAACAGCAATGGGTACAGTAATACTTAATAAACCTTATCAAGCAACAACAACCAGAGTATTTGAAGCTCCACCAAGTAATCCGGTTATCTTAGATTTATCTTTAGATTTTATAAACAATATGTTGTTGATTGCTCCACCTGAAGAAGAAAAAGATATAGATGAAAATACTGAAAGCAAACAACAAGACAACTTGTTAGATTTTGATGAATTAGATGTAGATTATTTAGCTGATGACTCATTAGATAAAGATGAACTTGAGTTTACAGAATTAGACTATGACGCTTTGAATGTAAATTTTTTAGAGGATTTGTTAGATATAATTACTGAGCTAGATGTTTTAGATAATGAAGAAGAATTAACTCAAACAATTTCAGCAGTAAATATAGAGGGGACTACAATAGGACAAGACCAGAAAACACAAATAACTACAATAGTTTCTGGGCAGGAAGTTAAATTAACAAGGTCAGTAGCGTCATCTACTTCTATACAAATAGATAGTGGAGAAAGCTACTTAGTAGTTTTAGAACAAGATGGTGTCACTAATCAAGTTAAAGTAAATGGTGGTGGCTCTTCTGTAATAGTAATAAGGCAAAGTCAATGAAAAAAATATTTTTAATTTTAACTACATTTTTATTAGTAATAAGCTGTACAAAAACAATTGTTGCGTTTGATGAAAATACTAATGAATTCGTAGTACAAAAAGGTAAACCAACAGAAGGAACTATTACTTTAAATGAAGGAGATAGTTGTCAGGTCGTTGATGATTTATTTATGGTTTGTGGTCAATGAGTAAAATTTTATTAGGTGTAATAGCAGTTTTAATTTCTATATGTGGATTTTTGTATTGGCAAAATTCTTCTTTGCAATCTTTGAATAGAGCTTATGAGTTGAGAGACCAAGAACAAAAAGAAGCTATTGAGAGTATGCAACAAGATTTTGAAATGCAAACAAGAGGATTAGTAGAACTACAATCAAGAAATCAAGAAATTCAACAAGAAATGAATAGGTATCTTGATATTTTCAAACGACATAATCTCAGCAAGTTAGCAGCAGCTAAACCGGGATTAATAGAAAAGAGGGTGAACAATGGAACAAAAGAAGTATTTGATGGCATTGAACAAGATAGCCGTATTATTGATAGTCTTGATGACGGCTTACAGTTGCAGTCTAATCCCTAAACAAGTTGACATACTAAGCAAACCTATAGAAAGAACAATAGCTCAACCGGTTATGCCGAGGGAGATAAATCTTAATGAGCCATATTGGTTTGTAGTGTCAGAGCTTAATGTTGATGAATTTTTAGAAAGAGTAAAAAAAGAAGAAGGACGAATAGTCTTTGTAGCTATGTCAATTCCTGACTACGAGTTGATGGCTTACAATATGCAAGAACTAAAGAGGTATATAAATGAACTTAAAGAAGTGGTGGTCTACTATAGAAAAGTCACTACCAACGAGGAATAAGAAAATGAAAATATCTAAAGAGGGCATTGCTCTTATTAAAAAGTTTGAAGGCTTAGAACTTAAAGCCTATCAAGATAGTGTTGGTATATGGACAATAGGTTGGGGTCATACCAAAGATGTTTTTGAAGGCATGGAAATATCTAAAGAAGAAGCAGAAGCTTTTTTAGAAATAGAACTTGAAGAGTTTGAAAGCTATGTAGAAGATTTAGTAGATGTAGAATTAGAGCAATGTCAGTTTGATGCACTAGTGTGTTGGACATATAACTTAGGACCAACAAACTTAGCTAGTTCTACAATGCTAAAAGTTTTAAATAAAGGTATGTATGAAGAAGTTCCGTATCAAATGAAAAGATGGAACAAAGCAGGAGGAGAGGTACTTAATGGATTAGTAAGAAGGCGTGAAGCAGAAGCTCTTTTATTTCAAGGAGAGCAATGGCATGAGGTGTAAATGGCATTAGTAAAGTTTCAGTTCAAACCCGGAATAAATAAAGAGTCTACAGCCTATGCTGCAGATGGTGGCTATGTTGACTCAGACAAAATAAGATTTAGAAAAGGTGTGCCTGAAAAGATAAATGGTTGGACAAAAAATAGCACAAACACTTTTGTTGGCACTTGTAGAAAAATACACAACTATAGTGACACCGGTTTAACTAATTACACAATTCTTGGAACACATCAAAAGCTTTATGTTAAAGAAGGTAATGCTTTTAATGATATTACTCCTATACGGCTTACTACTGCTGCAGGAGATGTGACCTTTGCAGCAACAGAAAACTCAAGCACTCTTACTGTGACTGATGCAAACCATGGAGCTAATCCGGGGGACTTTGTCACTTTTAGTGGAGCACAAAGTTTAGGTGGTAATATAACAGCAGCAGTTTTAAATAAAGAATATCAAATACAAACAACACCAACTGCAAATACATATACGATTACAGCTACTGCGACAGCTACTGCAAATGATGTAGGTCAGTCAGGTGGGTCTAATACTGTTGGTACATATCAAATTACCGGTGGTCTAGATACATTTGTTTCAGGCTCAGGTTGGGGGTCAGGTCCTTGGGGTGCAGGTGGTTTTGGTAGTACAAATCCTATTGCATTAAACAGTCAACTAAGACTTTGGACAATAGATAATTTTGGAGAAGATACTTTAGCAGCACCTAGAGGTGGTCCACTTTATTTGTGGGACGAAAGTAATGGAGTCACAACTCGTGCAGTTCTTGCAAGTTCTTTAGGAGGAGCTAGTGATATTCCAACTGCAATACTGCAGGTAATGATTTCTGATGTAGATAGACATTGTATAGCTTTTGGTGCTAATCCTATAGGCTCTGCTGTAGTAGACCCTTTATTTGTAAGATGGTCAGACTCTGAGTCTTTTTTAGATTGGACACCCAAAGCAACCAATAGTGCCGGTGGAGTTAAGCTATCCTCAGGAAGTCAAATTATTGGAGCTATACCAACTAGGCAAGAAACTTTGGTGTTTACAGATACAAGTGTAGTTTCTATGAGATTTGTTGGGTCTCCGTTTTATTTTTCTTTTAATGAAGTTGCAACAGGTTTAGGAATGATTGGACCTAATGCAGGAATTGCTGTAGGTACAGCAGTTTTCTTTATGGACGATGGAGCTTTTTATAAAGCTGAAGGTAGTGTGGGTAAGTTGCCATGTACAGTTTTAGATTATGTTTTTAGTGACTTCAACCAATCTCAAAAGTATAAAGTTTTTGCTGCAAACAATTCTGCTTTTAATGAAATAATTTGGTTTTATCCTTCCTCAGGTAGTAGCGAAATAGATAGATATGTTTCCTATAATTATTTAGAAAATGCTTGGGCAGTTGGTACAACAGCAGATGGTTATACAAGAACAGCTTGGTCACAAGCACCTACTTTAGATTTTCCTTTAGCTGCAGGTAAATTAGATAATACAAATCTTAATTATTTATACAATCAAGAAGATGGCAATTTAGCAGATGGCTCAGGCTTTACATCATATGTAGAAACTGCAGACTTTGATTTAGACCCTGCCGGAGAACAGCTAATGTTTATTTCTAAAGTCATACCTGATTTAAAATTCCTTGAGTCTACTAGTTCTAATGACACAGTAGATTTTATTTTAAGAGGAAGAAAATATCCTTTAGAAAATTTAAGCATACTGTCTACATCTAGCGTGACTCCATCTACTACTTTTGTAAGTACAAGAGGTAGGTCTAGACAAACAGCACTAAAAATACAATCAACATCAGGAGATTTTGGTTGGAGACTCGGTGACTTGAGATTAGATATAAGAGCTGACGGAGAAAAATAATGGCTAATAAAACTTCTATACCTTTACCTATACCAACACCTGAATATGTAATGGATAACGAATTGATTACTCGAAGAACTATTGAGCAAATAATACAAGACATACATAGTGACATAGGTTTGATAGATGAATTGAAGTCAGCAATAGTTTCAAAAGCTATGCGTAGACATCAGTTTTTATTAATGGGGTCTAAAGGAAATGTCTGATAGTTTAAAAGTATTAGGACAGTCAGCTCCTAGTGCAACTACAGAAACAGATTTTTATACAGTACCTGCTCAAACACAAACAACTGTAAGTTCTATAGTTGTTTGTAATAGAGGTAGTACAGGAACTTATAGAATATCTGTGGCAGTAGCAGGAGCAACAACTGCTAATCCACAGTATTTATTTTATGACAAATCGGTAAACGCAAATACTTCCGATACGATTGTTATTGGCATAACTCTTAATGAGGCTGATAAAATAAGAGTATACGCAAGTACCGGAGACTTTAGTTTCAATGCGTTTGGTTGTGAAACATTAGAGGAAAGATAATGAGTATACAAAACCAAGTAAAAAACATAGCTCAACAAGGAAGGTTTGGAGACAGCACATTAGTACATATGGCTCCATCTGAAGTTGCAGGGTTAGCACAAATGGGTCAGATGACTATAAATCCACAGACAGGATTGCCTGAAGCATTTAGCTTGAGGGACGCAATACCTATTGCAGCAAGTATTGTAGGTGGTGTGTTTGGTGGACCTGTAGGTGCAGGTCTTGGCTCAGGTCTTGCAACCGGAATACTAGAAGGTGATTTGAAAAAAGGTTTAATGGCAGGTCTTACAAGTTATGGCTTAGGCTCAATACTTCAAGGAGCAAATGTTGCTGCTAAAGGAGCACAAGCTGCTACAGACGCAACAGCCAATATTGCTAATGAAGCAATCTTAAAAGCAGGTATGGATACAACTGCTGACTTAGTCACTAAAGAAGCTTTACAACAAGCTGCAGGTGAAGCACTAAGTACAGCAGGTAGTGAAGCAGCAATAAAAGGAGCAGAAATTGCAGCGACTTCAGCAGCAGAAGCTGCATTACCTACATTAACTAATCCTGCTTCTTCATTTGCTAGTGGAGCTCAAGACTTATTTACCACTCCATTCCAAGGAGGAGCTAGAGCAGGGTTTGATGCTCTTGCTACAGGAGCTTCTCAACCCGGAGCATACATTCCTCTTACAATTGGTGGTGGTGGATTAGCTATAACACAAGCACAAGAAGCTTTTGAAAGAGATGTTCTTGCTAGAGATATGGCAGCAGAAGAAGAAAGAAGAATGAACTATCTTAATAATCCTGAGCCAATTTTATATTCAGCTATTGGTGGACTTACAGGATATAACAAAGGTGGAGAAGTAGTAAGGACTGCACCACAAAGAAAAACTGTACCGGTAAATCCAGAGTTTATGCCGGGAATAAATCCTGAAGCTTTGTATTTTGACCCAAGCACTCTTAACGTTCCTGCAAGTGAACAGATTGCAACAAACTTTAATCCTAACGATATTATTGACCCTTTCCAAAATTTAGGAACGCCTACTGACTCTGCAATAAATCAAGGACCAGAAGTAGCAAATAGAGAGTTGGCTATGACACCACAAACTTCTTTAGGTGGTTTCGGTGCTCCAATGAATACACCAATGCCGTCACAGACTATAGACCCATTTAAAGCGTACACAGGTATTGCACCACCTATGCTAGAAAAAGTTGATACAGCAGAAGCCTCATATAACTTCGTGCCTAGTATAGATACATCAGTAGCAAGTTTAGCCAACATACCTAATCTTGGCTCAATGCAATTTAATATGGGTGGAGAAACTGACCTTGAGTTAATGAATAAAGTAAGAGATTACATTGAAGGTAGGTCAGAAGATGACAGCGTTGTAGCTGAGTTTATAGATAAATATGGTGCTGAAGCTTATAGTGCCTTTAGACAAGCCGTGCTTTTAGAAAACACACCTTCAGCACAATTAGTAGAAGGTAAAATAGAAGGCAACAATCAAGGTGGTCAAGCTGATGATGTCATGGCAGACATGGGTGGCGAGACTGTAGCTGTTTCACAAGGAGAGTTTATTTTTCCTGCAGATGTAGTTTCTATTTTAGGTGGTGGTGATACTGACTCTGGTGCTGCTAAGTTATATAACATGATGGATAAGATAAGACAGAAAGGTACAGGCACAACAGCACAAGTAAAACCAATTGACTTTAACGAGGTATTTCCTGCATGACAAACGTAGCATTAAATCAAGAGCCTTCGGGTGAATATGATTTTTCTATAGTAAACAACGACCAACTCATATTAATTTGGGAAGGAGCTAAAAAATATTTAGAAAAATCTTGCAAACGTTCTAATGGTCGTATTAGACCAGAAGATATTTTTTATGATTGTTTAAATGGCAGTCATAGGCTTTGGATTATTTATGATACAGGCTCATTTGATATACGTGGTATTGCAGTCACACAAAAAATAGTTTATCCAACAGGCAAAACTATGTTGAGCGTAGAGCATATAACAGGTAATAACATGGAAGGTTGGGCACCAACTGTTCTTGATGCTTTAGAAGAAGTAGGAAAAAGAGATGGTTGTGATGGCATTGAAGGTATAGGTCGTGCAGGTTTTTGGAATTGGGTTAAAGATAGAGATTGGTCTAAGTTAGCGATTTTCATTGAATATAATTTCGAGGTAGAAGATGAGAAAATTTAAAGGTGGTGGTGGTACTCCTGCCAAACAAGAGATTGTACAAACTAAACTGCCCTCTTATGCAGAGCCTTATTTTACTAGGTTATTAAGTAGGGCTGAGGGAGAAAGTTTACAAGGATACACTCCTTATGGAGGACAACGTATTGCAGAGTTTGGTGCTGATGAAGGATTAGCTCAAGCTATGACAAGAGGGTTTGCTACACAAGGCACTCCTGATTTATACAATCAAGCAGCACAAAATTTATCTGCAATGGACCCAACTGCTTTTCAAAGAGGAGACTCTATGTATGACAGAAGATTTTCTGTTGACCCATATCAAAGAGTATCCTTTGAAGAAGGCATAAATAGATTTACTAATCCTTTTCAACAAGGTGTCACAGACATTGCAAAACGAGAAGCAAGAAGAGACTCAGAAATTTTAGCTAATCAAATAGAGTCTAAGGCTGCACAGTCTGGTGGATTAGGTGGGTATCGAGAAGCAATCTTACAAGCTGAACGTGAAAGAGGACTAGGTCAAAGATTAGACGATATACAGCTTAAAGGTAGCAACTTAGCTTTCCAAAATGCCATGAAACAATTACAAGCAGAAAGGCAAACCGGTTTAGCAGAGCAACAACTGTTTGAACAGCTAGGTTTAAAACAAGAAGAACTTGCACAAAAAGCAGCACTAGTTGACCAAGGTGCAGGTAAACTTGGTTTGCAACAACAACAGCTAATGACAGATGTTGGTAGCACAATACAAGATGACGCTCTAAGAAGAATAGCTGCTCTTGCACAAATAGGTGAACAAGAAAGAGCTATGCGACAAGCAGGTCTTGATATTGGTTATGATGATTTCACTCGTCAAAGAGATTACACTAGAGACCAACTTAATTATTTAAGTTCTATATTACAGGGTGTACCTATTAAACCTGACCAATCAGTTAGCACATATACACAACAACCCGGACTTTTCCAAACTGCACTTTCTGCAGGATTAGGTGGTCTTGGTTTGTATAGAGCTACACAAGGAGGAGGCAGAGCATAATGTCAAATTTAGTACAAGCAGCAGAAGAATTAGAATACGTTCCTAAAGAAGAGTTAGTACGTATGATGGAACAAGGAGATATGAAATATCCTCCTTACTTAGTATTGTCTGAAATACAAAGAAGAACACAATTAGAGAACATGGTCATGCAACCTAAGCCTAATACTACTGTCGCTCAAGAAGTAGTGTCAGAGTTTGCACAACCACAAGGCTTGGCAGGTATGCCTCAAGGAATGTCAGCAGACATTTCTCTCCCCCCCTCCTCCCAAACTGTATATGAGGATAGAGGAATACCTGCCTCCGGTTTAGCTGCCGGTGGCTACTTAGGTGGTGGTAAAATGGAATACACCGGACCAACAGTCTATGATGAAGAAGGCAATGAACTTTATGGTTTAGAAGCATTAAGGCAGTCTGGTGGATTTAAAAGACTTCTTAAAGCTATTGCTATGAAAGAAGGAGGCATAACAGGTTATGCTGACAAAGGCATTACAGCTATGTCTAATGCAGAGGAAAGAGCAAGACAAGAAGTTCAAGAAGCTTTATTAAAACAAGGCAGATATAGACAAAATGAAAGAGAGTATCAAGAAGGTAAAAGAATTTTTCCTCCACTAACTCCTAAAGATTATATTGTTTCTGATGCAGAGTATCGAAGGCTTAAAGAGTCAGACGCTGTAATGGGCGAAGATAAATTTAGAAGAGGTGAGTATACACCTTTGTTAATGTT